CTTGTACCGTTTCTAGGAGGCGTGTATCTTCCGTTGACGTTTGGTAATAATTTGTCGTGTTTTGTACGGGTCCGGTGAGGCCTCCTGTCGCGTACATCGGTATCGAGGTCATCGTGGAGAAGTCCGGTAAAACGGGACGCAATTGTTCCGGGGAGAGGATTCCGGAGCGAACGAGTTCGAGTTGTTGAATAATCGGTCCGGTGATAGGGTCGTTGAGCATGTTGTTAGGGGCGATCCATTCCCTGCCGGCTTCCCCGGCGATGTACACTCTAGCACCGTCCGTCATTCCTCCCTGGGCATACTCGGGTAGGGGTGTACTGGCAATGGTTGCAATTTGAACGGCTCCCATCGCGGCAGATATGGCGGCAAGGACGTAGCTGTATGGGGGAGCGACGTTTGCTAGAGCCTGCATGATGGAGGATGCCGTGTTTATAGTCGCTGAGAAAATACCTTGCGCTTTGTCTCTTTTGGCTTGTCTATTCGCGATTTCCGTTTTCTTTTTGTCAAGATCCGCGTCAAGTTGGGCAACTCGGGCATTATACCTTTCTTGACTAATTCGCCCAGATTCAAGTTGCTTGTTAAGGAGTTCCTTTTTTTTGTTGGTGTTTTTCTCGTAGTCCTGAAGTTCCTTTTTATCCCGGTTGTTCTGAAACTCGTTGAATTGTCCCCAGATGTTGTTGAGTTGCCCGGCGAGATCCAGCGCCATGTTCATTTTTTCCTCGAACTCTTCCCACTCTTCCTCGGGGATGTTAAATAGTTGCATTCCACCAGGGGTTTGGACACCGTTAAGCTCTCGCTCCATCTTTTCCTGGATTTGTTGACGTATGGCACCCGTGTCGATACCATGTTGTTGGGCTAAAGCAAGGAGATCCGAGTATCTTTTCCGTATCTCGTTCTTTTGTTTCTCGGAGGAAGATCCTAAAACGGCCTGTATTCTTTCTTCCGCCTCGATCGTGGCCGTCACGCTTTTTTCTAGTTGGTTGTCGATAATGAAGGAAATTTCTTGGTGATGCGCCTCGTAAAGTTCCGTTGCATCTAGGTTGTATTTTTGGCAGATGGATAGTAGCTCTTGAAATTTGTTATGAGCTGCCATGATCTCTTTCTCGTCTTCTTTCAAGGAAGAGGTTTGTACCCGGTTGTTTATCTCTTGGATTTTTTTAGCGAGTTGTTCCTCGATTTCTTTTTTCTTTTTAGCTAATGCCTCCGCGGCTTGGAGTTTTTTGGCGTTTTCTTTTTCGATCGCTTTATCTTCCGCTTCCGTGGTATAATCCCTGTTTTTAATTGCCTCGTTAAGTGCTTTTTGAGTGTTGACGAGTTTCGTCTGGACACGATAAAATTCTTCACTTTCACGAGTGGCGTTGTCGAGTGCTATTTTATACAGGTTTATCTTTTCTTCTAGCTGGGTGATCGTGGCTGACCCGATCTTGTCTGCGCTACTCTCGGCGTTGAAAATGTCATCGAGTTGTTTTAAATCTTGCTCCATAGAGTTAATGGATTCTTGAATTTTGTTGATCTCGGGATCAAGTTCGGCGGCCGCTTCTTCTCCTTTCTTCCGGGCTGTTTCTTTTAACTTGTCAAATGTTCGTTCTATACCTTTTTGGGGAGCGAACGGGTTTTTGAATGTGGTTAAGGTTTTCCAAGTAATATCCCATGTCCCGACGGTCGTGTTCTCTTTTTTTATATTTAGTTGTTTGGTTTTGTATAGTTCTAGTTCGGCTTTGGCTGATTGGATTGCGAGGGCGATTTTTTCACGTAAATCAAGTTTCTCTTGTCGTGAAAGGGTGTTCAATCTTGATATTTGAGTGTTGTAACTTTTGTACTGTTCGGAGAGCTTTTCGTTGCTAGTTTTGAGTGTGTTCATGACTTCCGTTTTCTCTCGTTCGAGCCGGATACTTTCCTCGTTATTACGGTCGTAATAGGTAAGCGCACTTCGGAGGGCGGTGAACGCGATAGTGATAGCCCCGATAGGGTTAGCTACCATGGCACGGTTAAGCATGACGAATGCGGTTCTTGCTTTTAACAAGGCCGGGTGTAGACGTCCTTGCGTGATATTATACTGGTTTGTTTTTTCGGTTAGAAAAGCGGTGACAAGGGCGTTTTTTTGTTTGGCCACCGTGTCAAGCAAGAGAGCCGCCCTGTTTTTAATAATTGCGGTGGAGGCAAGGAGCGTTTTCCCGGATAAGGCGAGGACTGCCGAGGCGAGAGGAACGATAATTTCTTTGTTTTCTTTGAATAATCCGGGGGCCTTGGTTAGGGCTTTTAAGAAATAAGTGAACGTGTTGGTTCCTATCGTGATTGCCGGAGAAATTTTTTCCCCGACCTCGATCATTTGGAGTTTGAGTCGGTTCATCGCTTGGGCCCGTTCTGCCATCCTGTTGTTCGTGTTTTTCGCGGCCATCTCGATAGCTTTCTCGGACCCGGTCACGGCGTTCGTGTATCGGTTAATATCTTCTTTTGCTTGGATCAAAACCTCTGCCATTTTCGCGTGTTCAACCCCGAATATTGTCGCGGAGGATTCTCCCTTGGCTATTCTTGTTTCAAGCTCCTCTAGGGCTTGGTTTATATCAAAGGCCCCGTTTTTAAAACCGATTTGTTTTTCTTTTAATTTTAGTAAAACTTTGTCCAGGCTGTTCCCGGCCATGCTGGCTTCTTTAAATTTTGGAGCGACAGCTTCTATTAGTCCAACTGCCTGATTCGTTTGTATTCCCATTAAATAGGCTGTGGTACCGCACTTTTCAATTGCGTCGGAAAGGTATTGGATATCCCCGGCCCCGGCTTGAGATCCGGCGGCTAGTTCATTGATGATTCTTCTACTGTCAGAGGATTTCGCGTTAAACTGGTTCATCACGTTCGCGAGAGATGCTGCCGCGGGTTCCAGTTGCATTTTGGCGGCTTCTGAAAGGATGATGGCATCCTCGGTGACCGCCGCGAGAGCTTCCTTGTTTTTCAGGAGTTCCGGGCGTTGTGAACCCATTTTCGTGAAGGCATCGAGAATGTCTGTCGCGGATTGTTTGATATTTATCCCTTCCTTGGTCGTGGTTATAGACATTTCTTTAGCCTTGTTACTTAGCCATTCAAGGTTTTCCCCGGCAAGCCCGGTTAACGCTGATAAATTACTGAGATTTTCTTCAAATTTTCCGGCTTCATCTCCACATTTCCTGAAACCTAACACGATACCGGTAAGGCCGGCAAGAAAGGAAGTAACCATCCCGAAATACGTGTTAAAACCGTTGGTTATGCCGGAAAGGGATAACCAACGCGTATGTGTCGTTTTCAACGAGTCGTTGTGTTCCTGAATGATACCCTTCAACATTTTGATTTTTTGGGCATGGGCGATGTATTCATCACTCCCTATTTTCATCCGGGCTTGCTCGTTCACGAGTTTCTGCATCTCGGCCCTGACTTCTTTTATATTAGTGGTGGCTTCTTTGCCGTTTATGTACAGGTTTACCCGTCTGTTTGTCGTGTTGCTTTTTGCCATGATTCCTTCATTTTACGGGCAATAGTACAGTATCGGGAACCGGAAAAAAAGGACAGGTTTTGAAGAAAGAACCCCGTTCAGGTGGAACGGGGTGGGTGTTTATCTTGTTTTCAGTAGCCAGACGAATTTGCCTTGGCCGGCCACGGGAACGCACTTGAATCCCTTTTCCCGTAGTTGCTCGTAAATGTCTTCCAATGGAATAGGGTAAACGGAGTTAAACATCTCGAGTATCTCGGGGGAAGTGTATTGCTCGTTTGACTCCTGCCACGTGTCGGCGGGGGAATATCGTTCGAGGAACGAGTCCATCAATTCTTCGAGAGCTTCTAAGTACTTGTCGTTACACATGTTTTACCTCCTTTCTGATGACGGATGTTAAGAGATTCCCGGCAGAAACGAAAGCGGCTTGAATGGATTCGATGAAGTTACAGGCTTCGCTTTCCGTGTTGGAAAGTCGAGAGTTCGGGATGTTCGTGTTGATGACCG